CTGGGACGAGTTCGCCAAGCAGGTGTTCTGGGACTTCCAGACCGGTGAGGCGTTCGTGCTCGCCACCGCCTACTACGCCACCGGCTGGCCGGCCCGCTTCCACGTCGTGTCACCCTGGCTCGTCGACGTCGACCTGAATGGCGACGGCACCCGCCGCTACACGATCGGCGGCGCCGACGTCACCGACAGCATCCTGCACCTGCGCTACACGTCGCGCTGCGAGGACGCCCGCGGTCACGGTCCGCTCGAGGTCGGCCGTACCCGCATCGTCGCCGCCAACCTGCTCTCCCGGTATGCGAACAACTTCGCAGCCGCCGGCGGCGTGCCGACGTCGGTGCTCACCCACCCCGACGAGCTCACCGCCGCCCAGGCCGACGAGCTGCGCTCCCAGTGGGTCACGGCCCGCATGGCCCAGATGGGCCTGCCCGCCGTGCTCAGCGGCGGTGTGCAGTGGACGGCGACGCAGACCAACCCGCGCGACATGGCCCTCGTCGACCTGCTGCAGATCAACGAGTCACGCATCTGCGTCCTGCTGCGCGTCCCACCGCACCTGATGGCCCTGCCGTCGGGCGGCGACCCGATGACGTACAGCAACGTGTCGTCGCTGTTCGACTACCACTGGCGGTCAGGGCTGCGCCCGCGTGCGACCCAGGTCATGTCGGCGTTGTCGGCGTGGGCGCTGCCACGCGGCACATCGGTCGAGCTGAACCGTGACGCCTACATTCAGCCCGGCCCGCTCGAACGTGCCCAGACCGACGCCATCCTGTACGGCATCACCGACGGCGCCCGCCACGCCAAGGAGCTCGACGAGATCCGCCTGGCCGAACGCTTCGACACACCGATCTCGGTCGTGCAGCCCGGAGTGTTGAAGGGATGACCGCCGTCGACGTCGACCGGCTGCGCCTGCCGATCGAGTACCGGTCGCTCGCCGGCGAGCTGACGGTGCGCCACCCGGACCGGGTCATCGAAGTCCTGGCCGTGCCGTACGAGCTCGAGGCCGTCGTCGAGCACCACGGCCGCATGGTGCGCGAGACGATCGGCCGTCACGCCTTCGCCGGCGCCGTCGCCAAGCCCCGCAAGCGGGCCGTCAACCGCGACCACGACATGACCCGCATCGTCGGTGTCGTCACCGCGCTGCGCGACCGCCCGCACGGCTTGGAGGCCGACCTGCGCATCAGCCGGACGCCAGCCGGCGACGAAACACTCGACCTGGCCGACGACGGCATCCTCGACGCGTCGATCGGGTTCGCCCCGTTGCCCGGCCACGAACACTGGACCGCCGACCGGCGCAGCCGGCGGATCACGAACGCCTACCTCGACCACATCGCCATGACCCCGGTGCCCGCCTACGAGACGGCGAAGGTGCTCGCCGTGCGGGCCGCCGGCGTCGAGCTCGAGCAGGCGCCGACACCGAACCTCGACCGGATCCGCCTCGCCCAGTTGGCGTCGCGTTACGGTTACGCCCTGACCGACCAGTCGTAGCGCACGCACTACCGGCCATCAACGCCCGAGCTGGGCGGCCGCACCGGGTTCGACGCCACCAATCGTGGAGGACACCTGATGCCCGCACCGTCCGACGCCCTGCTCGCCCGCTACCAGTCCGAGCTCGAGGAACGCTCCCAGTTCCAGCAGCAGCTCGTCACGTCGGCGACCGAACAAGGTCGCGACCTGAACGACTCCGAACGCGAGCTGTACGAACGGGCCAACGCCCGCATGGCCGAGCTCGAACGGCAGGCCGCGCCGCTGCGCGAAGGCGCCCGCATCGCCGCCGACTCCCGGGCCCGCATGGCCGAGCTCGAAGGCGCGTTCGCCACCGCCCGCACCGGCAACCGGGCCGGCCCCGCCGTCGAGTACCGCTCGGCCGGCGCCTACGTCGTCGACCTGATCCGTGCCGGCATGGGCAACGCCGACGCCGGCCAACGCCTCGAGGTGTACAACCGGGCCGCCGCCCACCAGACGACCGGCGACAACCCGGGTCTGCTCCCCGAGCAGATCATCGGCCCCGTCATCTCGAACATCGACGCCTCCCGGCCGCTCGTCGACCTGATCGGCCCGCAGCAGGTGCCGTCCGGCGGCAGCTGGACCAGGCCACGGATCACCCAGCACACCCTGGTCGGCAAGCAGACCGCCGAGAAGACCGAGCTGCCGTCCCGCAAGCTGGTCATCGAAAAGGTGCCCGTCGCCGCCGACACCTACGGCGGCTACGTCAACGTGTCCCGCCAGAACATCGACTGGACGTCGCCGGCGATCATGGACATCGTCATCGGCGACCTGGGCGACCAGTACGCGCTCGAGACCGAGCAGGCCGCCGCCGACGACCTGATCGCCATCGCCGCCGTCGGCCCGGTCATCCCGGCGACGCCGGACATGATGGCGATCGCCACCGCCGTGTGGACCGCCGCCGGCCAGGCCGTCGCCGCCACCAAGGGCGGGCGCCTCAGCCTCGTCGTGTCGCCCGACATGCTCGGCCTGCTCGGCCCGATCATGCCCGGCGTCAACCCGACGAACGCCCAGTCGACCGGCATGCAGGCCGGCCAGTTCGGATCGGGCGCGTTCGCGTCGGTGTCCGGCGTCGGCTCGGCCATGTCGTGGGCGCTGCCACCCAAGACGGCGCTGATGTTCACGTCCAAGGCCGTCGAGGCGTGGGAGGACCGCATCGGCTCCCTGCAGGTTGTCGAACCGTCCGTGCTCGGCACCCAGGTCGCCTACGCCGGCTACTTCAACGTGCTCGTGCTCGAGGCGACCGGCGTCGTCAAGATCACGTCGACCTGACATGGCCAAGGCACGCGACACCCAGACCGACGAGCAGGCCGAGCTCGACCAGCCCGACGACCGGCGCACCGAACGCCGCGCCGACAAGGCCGCCGACGTCGACCAGCACGACGCCGGCAACGTCAACGGCGGCCCCATCGACTCGCCGCTCGTCAACAGCGAAGTGGTCGGCGTCGACTACGTCGCGCCGGGCGACGAGACGACCCCGGCCACCGGCGCCGCCGCCGGCACCCCGGGCACCTGGACGCCGGCCGGCGCCGACCCGCCGGCCGACGTCGCCGCGCTGCAGGCGAGCTCGATCACGGCGTCACCGGCGACGCCGTGGACGACCGGCCAGTACGTCCAGACGGCGACGGCCGGCGCCGCCGGCCAGGCCTGCTGGACCGGGTCCGGCTGGGTGGGCGGCGCCGCGCCGTGACCGACGTCGCCGTGTCGGCACCGGACCAGACGGTCTGGTGGGACGCCGCCGACGTCGCCGCGGCGGCGATGAAGGTGCTGCGCCTCGAGACCGGCGACGTCGACGAGACCCGCGTCGCCGGCTACGTACCGGCAGCCGGCGAGCTCGTCAACGCCTGGCAGGACCGCGCCCCCTGCGACGTCATCCCGGACCCGCCGCCGGCCGGCTGGACCGAGGCCCTCGTGCAGATCGTCGTCGAGCTGTACCGCCGCAAGGACGCCCCGCCGAGCTCGCTCGACGGCGCCCTGCTCGGCGCCTGGCGGCCACCGGTCACTGACCCGCTGTACCAGGTGCGCGCCCTGATGCGCGGCGCCAAACGCCGCTGGGGTGTCGGCTGATGCCCGGCCGCGTCACCGACGCCCGGGCCGAGCTGTTGGCCGTGCTCGAGCCGATCCTGCCCGGCCGCGTCCACGCCTACCCGCCGACGACGCCGGCACCGACGGCGCCGGCGGTGTACATCGGTGAGCTGTCGGCCGACTGGACCGACGGCCAGTGGGCGGCCACGTTCCGGGTGCGTCTCGTCGCCGACGGCGCCGACCGCGCCGCGCACGCCCAGCTCGACGAGCTCATCGACGCCGTCTACGACGCCTGCGCCTCGAGCCGCAACTGCTACCCGGACGGCGTCGCCTGGGAACCGTTCGACGTCGACGCCACCACCGCCCTGCCCGCCTACACGTTCGCCGTCGCCGTCGACATGGCGGCGGTGACGTGGTGCGCGCCGGACCCGCCGGCCGCCGTCCCGATCCCCGTCGCCCCGCTCACCTAGGAGACCTGCCATGTCCGATGCCCTGCGTTTCAAGATCACCGACGGCGTCCTGGCCTTCTCCGTCGTCGACCCGGCCGCTGTCGGCTACAGCGACGCCTGGCAGTCGCCGGCCGGCAAGGCCGTCAACCTGGTCACCCTCGCCGACTACACCGAGGCCGACGCCCAGTGGTCCTGCCAGGTGTCGACCGCGACGATCGACGCGTCGGCCGACACGACGACCGAGTCCGTCGAGGCAACCTGGTGCGCACCGGCGAAGACGACGCCGAACCCCGGCGAAACCAGCTTCACGATCAACGCGACGTTCTTCCAGGACGTCGCCGACGACGCCGGCCTGTGGGCATTCCTGTACGCCAACGACACCGCCGAAGCGTTCTTCTACATGGGTCTCGGCGGCGACGCCGCGCCGCCCGCCGCCATCGGCCGCTGCCGGATCACCGCCGCCACGTTCGGCGGCGCCGGCCAGGTGTCGCTGACCGCGACGCTGTCCTGCCCGGTGTCGCGCCGCTACGACGCCTGGATCGGCACCGGCGGCGCCGGCAACAGTTCGGTCATCCTGGCCGACGGCACTGTGACGCCGATCCTGGTCGCCCAGGCCGCCACCGCCGAGGCGACCGACGTCGACGGGTCGCCGCTCGAGGCCGACGCGGCGTGACCCGGTGCAGTTCAGGGTCACGGCGAAGGGTCCGACGTTCGACGAGTTGATCCGCGACACGTCGCGCGATCTGCGTTCGGCGAACCGCAAGGTCGGCCGCCAGGTCGGCAAGGTCGGCGCGGCGGCGATGAACAAAGGCGCCCCGCGGATGTTCGGCCGCGCGCTGCGCGTCAAACCGAAGGTCGACGCCCGCCCCGACGGCTGCCGCGTCGAGTTCAACCCGGCACCGCGTCAGTCGGGCGGCTGGGCGATCGCCGAGTCCGGGCGCCGCGGCGGCTACACCGTCAAGCCGCGGCACCGTCACGCCCTGCACTACGCCGGCCGGTTCGCAATGGTCACCCACCCCCGCGCCGTCGGCGGCCGCCACGCCTGGTCCCAGGCCGGCGCCCGCCTCGAACGCGTGCTTGACCGCACCGTCGCCGACGTCTACGACGACGCCCTGGGAGTGTGACCGGTGCCGGCCCGCAAACTCACCTATCAGGTCGACGTCGACACGTCGGGCGCCGTCGGCGACCTGGACCGACTCGGCACCGCCGGCGCCCGCGCCGGTAAGGACATCGCCGACGGGTTCGATCAGGCCGAATCGAAGTCGACGTCGGCCCTGAAGGCGTTGTCTGCGCAGCTGGATCAGACCGCGGCCGACGCCAAAGGCTTGAAGGCCGCGGTGGAGGCGATCAAGTCGAACCTGACCGTCGACGTCGATGACTCGAAGATCGCCGGGTTCGCGTCGGACCTGAAGAACAAGATGGGTCTGGCGTTCGACGAGGTGACGGCCGACGCGAAGGCGTTCGCCGACGTGCTCGAGCGCGGCGTCGACCTGTCGCGCACCACGTCAGAGATTCGCGGCGTCGACACCGCCCTCGAAGGCGTCCACGATCACGGCGACCAGTCGCGTTCGGTGTTGGCGAACCTGGCCGGTAACGCCGCCCAGGATCTCGGCGAGCTGGGCGGCGTCGTCGGTTCGCTCGGCGTCGGCCTGGGCCAGCTCGCCGAGTACGCCGTAGACGGGAACATCAAGCTCGGCGACCTGGCCGGCGTCGCCGGGCCGATGCTCGGCCTCACCGCCGCCCTGGCGTTGGTGCAAGGCGCCCAGGCCGAGATCGCCGCGCAGGACGCGTTCGACACCGCCCAGGTCGACGCCTACGCCTCGGCGATAGACGACGTCGGCCCCGGCCTCGAGGCCGTCCAGCAACGCCTACAGGACATTTCCGACGCCGTGCCGGCCGACGACAAGGCCAATTCGCTGACGAACCTGCTGCGAACCGGCCAAGCCCTGCTCGGGAACCTCGGTGAACTGGCGAATCCGATCGCGTCGATCTCCGGACACATCACGAACTACGCCGAAGTGCTCGGGAACCTGGGATTCACCTATGAGGATCTCGCCGACGTCATCGCCGGCGGCAAACCGGCCCGCGACGACTTCGAGGAGCACCTGAAGCGGATCCCGGAGGCCGAAGGGCTGACCGAGAACATCATGTCGTTCATCACCCAGCAACAGGACGCCTACGCCGAGGCGCTCGGCATTTCCACCGACCAGCTGGACGAGTACACGGCGGCGACGAACAAAGGCACCGGCGAAAACAAGTTCTACGCGTCGTCGCTCCAATCGATCAACGACGCGTTGGCCGCCCAGCGGATCGACGAAAACCCGCTGTCGGTGCTGTCCGACGGGATCGCCGAACTGAACGGCCAGCAATACGACCTGCAGGCGCTGTGGGGGACCGTCGTCCAGGATCTGAAGGACGGCAAGGCCGACTACGCCGGCACCGCCGCCTACGTCGACGTGCTCGCCGAGGCGTTCAACATGACCACCGACGAAGTCGTCGCCCTCGCCCGCGAGACCGGCGAGGCCGGCAAGTCGAACGCCGACTATCAGGCGTCGACCAAAAGCGTCACCGACGCCTCGCAGGCGCAGGCCGACGCCCTGCAGGCGCAGGCCGACGCCACACAGGCGCTGATCGACAAGCAGCACGACATGCTGGACGCGACCGACGACCTGGCCGACGCCCAGCAGGCGTGGGACGACGGCCTGGCCGAGTTCCCGCAGACCGTCGCCGAATCCACCGCGGCGATGGACGAGGCGACGGCCGGGTCGCCGGAGTGGATCCAGGCCCGCAACGACCAGCGCGACGCCCTCGAGTCGCTGGTGGAGCAGTACGTCCGCACCACCGAACTGCAGGCGCAGGCGAACGGCCAACAGTTGACCGCCGCCCAACGCGTCGGCGCCCAGGCGACGGCGCTCGGCAAGCTGGCCGGCACCCTCGACTCTTCCACGATCCCCGCCGTCGCCGCCTACTACTCCCAGTTGTTCAAGATTCCCGAGTCCAAGCGCACCGAGTTCGAGATGATCCTGGCGTCGGGCGATCAGGGTGAGATCGAACGGTTCGTGACCGAAAACTCTGGGACGAAGAGCCTGGCGGTTCAGGTGATGACGAACGAGGCGAACCTCGCCACCCAGGAAGAGAAGATCAAAGGCGTCGCCGCGCCGCGGACCGCGGACATCTACACCGAGGCGCACACCGTCACCGCTAAGGGTCAGATCGCGGCGGCGTTCCCGCCGGTGACGATCCCTGTCGGCGCCGACGTGTCGTCGGCGAAGTCGACCGCCTCCCAGTTTCGCCGCGAGCAGGAAAACAACCCCGTCTACATCAAGGTGCGCGCCACGACCAGCGGCACGTCGTCGGGCGGCGGCGGCAGCTACTCGAAGTCGGCGGAACCGTCGGCGACGGCGACGAGCTCGGCGGTGCCGGTGTCGGTGTCGGGCGACGTGTGGTCGCCGGCGATGGCCGCACCGCGGCCGATCAATGTGAACGTGGCGGTGTCGGCCGGTGTGATCGGATCCCGCGCCGACGTGCGCCGGGCGGTGCTCGACGCGATGGCCGAGGCCGAACGACTGGGCAGGGTGCCGGCGTGACCGCGTCGCGCATCGTGACGGCGCCCGGCGTTCACCCGGTGTTCCAGGTCGCCGCCGGCGACGTCGACGTCACGACTGGCCAGGCCCAGTACGACGTCGCCCGGTACGACACCGCACCGGGCGCCACCTATTCCGGCCCGGACGCCCAGTGGACCGACGACACCTGTGACGCCATCGACGCGACGACGTTCTACGGCCGGCAACGCTCGATAGACGCGTTCGACGTCGGCACCGCCACGTTCAGGGTGGCGAATCCGACGGGGCTGTGGGACTATCCGCCGGCCGACCTGCAGACCCCGTTGACGGTGCGGCCGGGCCGGATGGTGCGCGTCGGTGTTCAGCTGGGGACGGCGCCGCCGGCGTGGTTGTGGACCGGCTGGATCGACGGCACCGAACCGGGCTACGACCCGGCGATAGGCGACGTCGTCACCGTCACCTGTGTCTGCGCGAAGGGTGAGGCCGGCCGCGTCGACGCCGGCCGCGTCACCACCCAGGTCGGCGACGGCGACACCGCCGACGCCCGCATGGTGCGCCTGGCCGACATCGCCGCGTTCGCGCCGCATCGCCGCCTGTTCGACGCGTCGGGCGTGACCCTGGTCGGCACCGGCTACGGCGCCCGGGTCGGCGCCCTGATGGACGACGTCGGCAAGTCGTCGGGCGGCGACGTCTACGGCGACGAGAACGGCTATCTCACCTACCGCGGCAAGGATTGGCAGACCCGGACGCCTGGCACGCCGCCCGACGGCCACATCGGCAACCGTGGCGTCGCCGGCGAGGTCTGCCCGAACCGCTGGGAAGTGTCGTTCCTGCGGGCCGACTACTCGAGCCGCGTCGTCTACGCCCGATCCGGCGAGGACACCCGCCAGCTGGACGACCTGGTCAATCAAGGCCGGTTCGGTGTGGAGACATTCTCGATGACGTCGATGGCAACGAAACTCGACGCCGACCTGAACCTGCTCGCCGCCCGCGCCCTGCGCGTCCGCAACTTCAACCTCGCCCCGCGTGTCGCCGCGGTGTCGGTGGACGCCGCCCGGCCCGGTGTCGCCGACCTGCTCGTCGCGGCGTCGCCGTTCACGCCGTCGGTGTACTCCTGCGGCCACGTCACCGACGACGGCCGCGTCGCGTTCGAGCGCACCCTGTACCTGACCGGCGTGGAGCACACGATCACCGCGGCGGCGTGGACGGCACGCCTCGCCCTGGACGACGCCTCGCCGTGGCTGACGAACGCCCTGTCCCGATACGACGCCGCCCGGTACGACGTCGACGTTTACGCAAAGGCGGTCTAGCTATGGCTACCAACCCTGTCCTGCCGGTGGTCGCACCCAACGACCTGATCACGTCGGTTCACATGAACAACGTTCGGGCCAACATCGACCGCCTCGACACGTCGAAGTTCGACAAGACCGGCGGCACCGTGTCGGGCCTCGCCCAGTTCCAGAACGGGTTACGCGTCGCCCGCACCGGTTCGCCGCGCCCCTACATCGAGATGTACTCGAGTGAGTCGTTCGCGACGCGCCAGGCGTCCATCGTCGGCGCCGACACCGGCCTCGAGCTGCTGGCCGACGCCGGCCCGGTGCGCCTGTTCCCGAACGGATCGGAGGCCGCCCGCGTCGACGGCGCCAACGCCCTGTTCGGCAAGGCGGCGTCGAACTTCGGCGCCGTCGGTATCGAACTGGCCCACACCGTCGGCCGCGTCGCCGCCACGCTCGCCACGGCGAACATGAACGTGCTGTTGAACCACGTCGCCGCCGCCGACGCCAACGCCGTCATGTTCGCCCAGTTCCAGCGCGCCGGCATCGCCATCGGGTCGATCACCCAGGTGTCAACGACCGGCGTGGCGTTCAACACGACGTCGGACGAACGCCTCAAGGACGTGCTCGGCCCGATCGACGACCCGCTCGGCGTCATAGCCGCACTCAACCCGGTGCACTACGCGTGGAAGGAGACCGGCGAGGAACAGGACGGGTTCATCGCCCACGAGGTGCAGGCCGTCGTGCCGTGGGCGGTGACCGGCGAACGTGGCGCGGTGCATCCGGCGCCGCCGCTGATCACCGTCGACGTGACCGACCCGGACGGCAACCCGGTGCGCGACGCCGACGGCAGCACCGAGACGACCGAGATCCCGGATCCGTCGTATCCGCCGGAAGGCTCGATCGACCCGCAGCAGCTCGACGTGTCGAAGCTGGTCCCGGTGCTCGTCGCCGCCGTGCAAGCGTTGGCGGCCCGGGTCGCCGTCCTGGAAGGCGCTGGGACATGACCGCCGTGACCGGCAGCTACGACGACGGCGAAGACGTGCCGACACCCGACGACGGCTGGGCCGACGAGCACGGCGAACTGCTCACCGCCGTCCGGGCGATCGCCGACGCGGCGCTGCGGCTGCGGGTCTGGCGTGCGGTGCTCGTCGCGCTCGGCGAACGGGTCGGGCGCTGATGGCCGGCGTGTGGCTGCTCGACCTGCCCGAGGCGTGCCGGTCGGGCGGCCTGGACGTGTCCACCTTCGACGGCTGGGAGACCCGGTCGCGTTCGAGCGGCGGCTACGACGCCGTGCTCGCCGTCGGCTACCACCACGACGCCTCGAGCCCGAGCTCGGACGACGGCAGCTCGGACGCCTACGGCTGGCTGTACGCCGACGACCGCCCGATCGGCGCGATGCGCTTGCACCGCGACGGCCGCCTGGTGGTCGGCGCCGCCGGCGCCACGAACACGATGGGCAAGGGCGGCCCGCTCACCTGCAGCGCCGGCAGCGTCCCGCTGGACCGCGGCAACCAGACGATGATTGCCATCGAGGCCGCCAACAACGGTGTCGGCGAACACTGGCCGAAGGCGCAGGCCGACGCCTACGTCGCCCTCGTCGCCGCCCTCTGCTCGTGGTATGGGCTCGAGCCGGCCCGCGACGTGTACAGCCACGCCGCCTACGTCGCGCCGTCCTGCCCCGGGCGAAAGATCGACCCGGCCGGCCCCGTCGACGGCTACCCGGACCTGGCGGGCACGTCCGGCGCGGCGACGTGGGACAACGCCGCGTTCGCCCGCCACGTCGCCGCCGCCACCGGCGGCACCACCCCACCACCGACGAACGGAGACGACGACATGACCCCAGACCAAGCGAACCAGCTCGACCAGGTGCACACGATCATGGCCGGAGCGTTCTGGCCGAACCGGCCGGCGATCACCGACGTGATGAACGGCGAACTGGCGACCCGCATCCGTCACATCGAGGACAAGCTCGACCAGCTGCTCGACCAGCTCGGCACATGACCGTCGCCGACGCCCTCGCCACCGGGCACGTCCTGCTCGCCGACTGGCTGTTCCTGCTCGCCGCCATCGTGTTCGTCGTCGAGGTCGTCGCCATCGTCACCGCCCGCCCGGCGGTCAGCCGCGGCATCCTGTCCGGCGTCGGCCTCGCCCTCCTGGCCGTCGCCTGGCTGGTGCTGTAGTCGCGGCGCCGACGTGTGGGCGTTCGACTGGGCATCGCTGGGCCTGGTCGGCACGTTCGCCGTCGGCGCCGCGTTCGGTGTCGTCGCCACCTTGCGTATGGCGAAGGTGCTCGCCGTGTTCTTCGCCGACCTGGTCAGGAAACGCCCGCACCCTGACGACTGACCGATTTCCGTCGTGACGAAATGTCGGTGCTCAGGCACACCGTCCAGTCGTCGCCGGCCTCGATCGCGTCCCACATCGCCGTGATCGCCGCGTAGGTCACCTGCAGGCCGGCCCGTTCGGCGTCGCGCACCACCCGGGCGATGCGGGCCAGGCGCTCGATGTCGACCGTCGACCACATGCGCCGGGTGCCCTGGCCGTGCGCGGGGATCGACGGCCACACCGCGCCGCAACGCGTCCAGTTGTCGACCATCCGGTACGTCAGGCCGCACGCGTCGGCCGCTTCCTGGGTTGAGAAACCGAGGCGTTCCTCGAGCACGACCACTCCCATACCCGGAAACGCTAGGACGTGCACACAGTTCCTCGCGGTTCATCTGAACCTGCAGCGCCCCAGGTCAGGGTTGTGCACAGGTAGTTCACGGCGGCGTCATCCACAGCCCACGCGGGCCACTAGAGGACAGGACGGGACAGGGTCAGGCGGCCGAGGTCGGCAGGCGCAACGCCCGCGACGTCGCCGCCGTCCGGCCCGGCGTCACCGCGGTGTACACCTGCGTCGTGGCGACCGAGGCGTGACCGAGCAGGTCGCGCACGGCGAGCAGGTCGCCGTCGGCCTCGAGCAGTGCCTGGGTGGCGCAGCGGTGACGCAGCTGGTGGGCGCGTGTCGACGACCCGGCGCCGGCGAACACCGCGGCGACCGTCTGGGACACGCGGGCCGGTGACAGGCGCCGGCCGTGGGCGCCGACGAACACCGGCCCACCCGGGTGACCGGTGGCGACGGCCAGCTCGAGCAGGGCGCGCATGACGTCGGGCGACAGATCGATCAGGCGTTCCCGGTTCCCCTTTCCGTTGACGATCACCGTCGCCGCGTGCAGGTCGACGTCGGACCAGTCGAGCCGCGAGCACTCGACGCAACGCAGCCCGCCGCACGCCATCAGGGCGAGCATGGCGCGCACGGCGACGTCGGCGTCGGCGACGGCACGCACGATGTCGCCCTCCGGAGCCGGGCGCGGCAGGTGCGCCGGCACCCTGGGCCGGTCGGCCAGCTGCGTCGGGTCGTGGCGGACGAGGCCGTCGCGCTGCGCCCACCGGTAGAACGCGCGCAGCATCGTGTGCAGGTTCCGGGTCGACGCCGCCGAGCAGCCGCGTGCCGTCGCCCACCGCTCGACGTCGACGTGCGTCGCCTCGATGTCGCCGCGCCGCCAGTCCAGCCAGTCGATCGCCGTCGACAACCTGGCCGACATCGTCGACGGCGCATACCCGCGGGCGACCATGTACCGCCGATATCCGTCGACCAGCCCTATACCACTTCCCCCGCCGTGTGCCATAGTGAAGTTGCCGAATGTACCAGTTTGAACATGCAGACTGGATAAGTTACAACCATGGAATTACCGCAGACTCCGGAGCCGTACGTCGGCTCGACCGCCCTCCGGGCCTACCTGGGTGGCATCAGCAACCTCACGCTGCACCGGTGGCTGGCCCAGGGCATGCCGGTGCGTCGCGTCGGACCCCGCGGGCGGATGCTGTTCAAGCTGTCC